GGGCCTATGCGATAGGGGCCTATGCGATAGGGGCCTATGCGATAGGGGCCTATGCGATAGGGGCCTATGCGATAGGGGCCTATGCGATAGGGGCCTATGCGATAGGGGCCTATGCGATAGGGGCCTACGCGATAGGAGCCTACAAACTAGGACTTAGATGTAATTACTGGATTATTCCAGGGATCGCACAGAAAAAAGTAGGTGCCCGCCTGATTCTTTCGGCGCCCCAAGTTGCCCACAACATGCACAGTGAACAGACCGTACTGCTCACCAAGCTTTCGATACTTCGTGAACGTAGCGCGAGCTCTCTCTCCAAGAGCGTCCGCGAGCATCTTTTTCGTGCAAAAAACTCTGCCACAACCGGTGCGGGCCGCCTCAGCATACAGAAAGCGATAAAAATGAAAAAAACGCTCCTGTGAGCGAGGCAAGCCTCCTAATGCGGGATCAAACCAATATCTCGCCAAAAATCGCTCGTCCCTCGTAAGGTCAATCCTCAGAGGTACCTCAGGCAACAATGATGACTTACCAACCGTCACGGGCGGCGCACGCCGTGGGACTTGAGATGTCGCTCCCTGAATCGATTTTTTAGCTTCAACGGCGGGAGACTCAAATTGGCTCTTCCCGCTCTCTAGGATTGGAAGATCCTGGCTTTGTTCCTCGGCATTGATATCGGACGAAGCTGTCTCTGGTTCCTGTGACGAAGCCGTCTCATCCTCAGGATTGCTCGATCCATACAGCTTTTCATATGCTCGAGGAGTTAAGCGTGCAGGCGGCTTGCGCGTAGAAGCGAAGGGATTTCCCTTAATGGCCATATTACTTCTCCGCCTTCAAGATCCTGCTCCAAACTTCCTTCACGAGATCATAGTAATCTCGCGCAAGATCACTCTTCGGATCATACTCTGGAGCTGACTGCCGCATCGTGAGCGCCTCTTGACCACGCACAGCGCGACGAATCGCTGTATGAGTAACTAGACCTGGATGCTGTGTGAGATATGCTCCATAGATTTGCGAGCTAAGCTTGTTTTTCTCGAGAAGAGTGGGAACCAAAATGACGTTATCCCACTCGATATGCATGTCCTTCTGGAAGTCGAGAGTCGTCGAAAGATTCGTCGAGAGAGCCTGATAACTTCCAAGATCACACCCTATAGGTGAAATCACGACATTAGCCGCAGTGAGAGCATTTTCGATCAGGAGGTTCCAGTTAGGGCTGTTATCAAAAATGATCACTTGATAGTCGTTCGCGAGGGGAGCGATCACCTGCTCTTTGAGGACGAACTCACGGCGCTTCGTATCACGGATAAATTTTTCTAGAGGACCTAGACCAGGTGTCTCCGGAATAATATCGAGCGTAGGCAATGGAGTTTCGCGAATCACCTTCTTCAGCGGCGACTTCCCAAGCAAAACATCCGCCAGTCCCTTGTACGCCGTAACTTCCTCTAGAGACTCGATTGCAATCGGATTCAGAGCTAGATCCGTCACCGTTCCCTGGATATCCAGGCCAATGATCAGAGTCTTGATGCCGTGTAAGGCCAAGAGGCGACCCAACGAGTAGCTCAGCGTGCTTTTGAGCACTCCTCCTTTCGCGGTATATACGCAAATCACCCGCAGAGACTTCGGCGGCTCAAGAAAGCCGTACTTAGCTCCGATCGCTGGCACCTGTGCAAGCGTCCACTGCCGCACCTCTATCCGGCCGCGGTGAACGCGGCGCGCCTTGGGAATGTGCCCTGCTTTCTCCGCGGCAATGAGCGTATTAGGCGCAACCGAATTCATCTGAAACAGCTTGTGCAGGTCAGTGCTAGTGAATAGATCCTTTTCGAGCATGTTTCACGCACCGCCATTGTATGTATTTTTTGTCTTTGATTCGTTCAGACCTACAATGCCATGTTCGACCGCAGCTGTAAAGAAAGTGCCTAAGGGATATGCTGGACACAGTCTCTGTGGACCGAGACTGTCCCGAGCCATCAGCGCATGTGCGGGCCCCACACTGCGCTGCGTGCTAGACTGTTGCGCTCCAGAAGACTCATCGCAGGTTCAAAGCCATGGTCAAAAAGCTCACTCTGGCTCGCGCCATCTATACCCTCGACACAACACCCCCTGCCCGTCGGATTCCGGCCGCCCTTATACTAACCATTCTCGTCATCGCGGTTGGTCTGGCAGCCTTTCGCATGCGAGGCTGACGACGTAGGCCTCCTCGGGCGCCACGGTGTGGGTCGCAGATGCCACGCTCCAAAGGCCGTCGACTGCCGCGCGAAATCCCGAAAGCCTGAGCCTTGAGTCCGCGCAGATCCTTGTCTCGCCTTCCAGCTCGAGCCTTCCCGTGACGCCTTGCCTCTGCGCAAGAGCAAGCTTGGCCGCGGCCGCCTGCTCGGCCTTCTCGCGAGAGGAAAAAACCTCGCGAAAGCGAAAGACGGGCTTTCCGCTGCCGATAACCACCTTCTCGCTTTGCGCCGTCCCAAGATCAAAGGCCTCAGCCTCAACCGCCCCGTAAAGCGGCCGACTCACGAAATCAAAATCCCAGGAGAGAACCTTGCCGCCGAGCGCCGCGACATCGACAACCGGCAGCGCCCCGCCCGAGACGCTCTCTCCAGCCCCCTGGGGAAGAACCAGCACCGTGTCGCCTTGGAGCTTGAGCGAGAGGGCGTGCTCGCCAGCAAGCCTCGACAGGAAGTGAACGGCCGACTCGTTTCTCTGGGCGACCTCCGCTACCCTCACGCGGGAAAGCGCGGCGGCGGCCTTCACCTTGAGCCCGTAGATGCGGCCGAGCTCGTCCAAAACCCCCTTGAGGTCTCCTGCCGCGTAGAGCCTGGAGGAGACGGTTTTTAGGTCTTTTAGGGTGTCAAAGCCCTTGCCGGTAAGGCGCATGACGCCGCGGCTTGAGACAGACACCTCGTCGACAAAAAAGCTCCCCATGGGGGTGAGGCTTTCCCCCCAGCCAAGCGCCACGCTGACCTGGTGGCCTCTCTCAAGGACAGCGAGCCTGCCGTCTGAGTCATCGAAAACAAGCTCGAGTTGATCGGAGAGCAGACCGCGCTCGTCTCTCAGGACCAGCCGCCGAAGCCTCTCGCGGTAGACCCCCTTTTTCTCCTCGCCGTCGATTGTGAGGGAAACCCCCGGCTTTAGTCCCAAAGCGAGATCTCTCGGCGCTCAGGTCTGACGCTGCGCGGGGGGCTTGGAAGAAGGATCTCAACCCCCTCGGGCAAGACGGCTGTAAGCTCGGGAAGCTGCGGATTGAGTTCGAGCACCTCTTCGACGACGCCAGCGGTCTTGCCAAAGACCTGGTAGCAGATGAGGTCTAGCACCTCGCCCCCTCGCGTCAGGTAGATCATAGGGCTTTGGCCGGACTGGCAGCGTCATCGACTCTCACGCTTTTTAGCGATAGCCGAAAGGCCACCTTGCGCGCCTTACCGTCACCGCGAAAGCTCGACAGCTCCTCGCTGAGCGAGACCACCGCCCAGCTGCCAAGAGACCGCCCCTCCGAGTCGACAAGAAGAAGCGGCTCACCTCTGCAAGCCTCGTCTTTCAGCGCTTTCAAAGGGTCGTCGGTGGAAGCTCTTTCTGCATAGGTCTCGCCTGTCACCTCGACCTCAGGCGCCCTGCGCCCCATGTAGCTCAGCGCAGAAGTGCCACCAAGCCTCTCCTGCTCGGTCCAAAGAAAGCTCTCGCCGCGGGTCAGGCGCTCAAACATGCTTCTTCCGGAGAGAAAGCGAAAGGAGCCGAGCGCAAAGAGCGCTTTGCCTTCAGTCATAAAGCCTTGCCCTCAAGGATCTGGCCTCCTCGTCTTTGACCTCGCGCAGAACCTCTTTGAGCTTGGCAGCGATCTCGGCGGTGGTGGCCTTGGGCTCTGTGACGTTGACGGTGATAGGGGCGTTTAGGATCGACTGACTCGGCCCCCGCTGAGCTGCGGCAAGAGCCAGCGGCACCGTGCCGGTTGCCTTGAAGGAGGTCATGCGGGTCATGAAGTCTGCCACCGACCGGCCGCCCGCCTGCAGGCTTTGCGTGATCTTGTCCCAGTTCTCGTAGACAAGGTAGGAGGCGCCGGCGAGCCCTGCGACAGCAAGCCCAATGCCTGAGCCAAGAAGCGCAATTTTTAGCGCGCCGACTCCCGCCGTAGCGGCTGCCACGGCCCCCGAAGCTGCCGCTCCAAAACCGATCCAGGCTCCTTTAAAGAGCGCGATAGCACCGAGGGCGGTTGAGATCGGAATAAAAAGAGCACCGATGGCTGCAGCCGCGCCGCCCACCCCAAGCGCCACGCCCGAGAGAGCCTTTGTGACCCCCGGATTGGCAAGCGCCCAGTCGCGCGTTTTGTCGACCACCCCCGCCAGAGTGCCGGTAAGGCGCGCGAGGTCTGAAAGGAGAGGCTTTCCGAGCACGTTCAAAAGATCTGACAGCGAGGCTTTGAGCCTGAGCAGCGAGGCGCTCGCCGTCGCACCCTCGAGCGTAAGCTTCTCGAGTGCTGTCCCTTCCGAAAGGGTCCTGATCTCAGCCTCGCGCGCTCTGAGGGCCGACAGCCTGGAGGCTGCCCCACTGTCGCCGCGAGCGGCCTTGACGGCGACATTCACAAGCTCTGAGATGCCGGCCAGGCCTTCGCGCCCAAAAAGCTTCTCGAGGATTTTGAGCCTCTCTCCAGATCCCATGGGAGAGAGCCTTGCGCCAAGCTCCTCCATGACCGAGATAAAAGGCCGCATGCCGCGCGTCTTGGGGTCAACGACCCGGATGCCAAGCGCCCGAAGCAGCTTGGCCTGCTCGGTCTTTGGCGTGCCGCCGACAGTGTCGTGAACCAGCGGATCGAGAAAAGCTCCCTTGAGGGCCGTGGCCGCCACCGAGCCCTTGACCCCGACGTCTGCCAGCATCGCCACCGACGCCATCACCGTCTCAAGCGGGATCTTGGCGGCGTTGGCAACCGAGCCGACGTGCTTTAGGACGTCTGCGATCTCGGTGAGGTTGGTGTCGGAGACGTCGGCTGTGTACTGGACAACGTCGCCAATGCGCGACAGCCGCGAGATCGGCAGCTCGAAGGCATGCGCAATGCCGGTCAGCAGACTCACCGACTGCTGGGGCAAGATGTCTCCGACCTTGGCGACCGCCAGCACGGCCTTGAGGTTAGCCTCGGTGATGTCTTTAAACTGCAGGCCGGCAGTCCCCATCTGGATCATCGCCGAGCCGACCTCTTCGCCCGTGTAGCCAAACTGGGTCGACACCCGGGCTGCCATGCGCTCCAGAGTCGCAAGGTCTCTCTCCTGGCGCGCTGTGTCCTTGTAGTCTGGCCCCGACAAGACCCGCGAGCGCACGCGCGCCATGACGGCCTCAAGGCTCATGGCGGTTTGAAGCGGCAGCGACGCTTGGGCCAGCACCCCGCGACCAAAGCCAGAGGCAGCGCCGCCGATCATGGCAAGCTCGGAAGCCCTGCTGCTCAAGGCCTCCGCCGACCTCCGGTGAGCCGAAAGGCGATCTGACTTGGCTCTCAGCCGGTCAAAGACCTTCTCCTGCTCGGAAAGCCGCTCGGAGAGCCCCCTGATCGAGAGCCCTGCCTCCCGCGCCTCGCGCTTTAGGCCGCGAAGCCGGGCGGTCTTTGTCTCAAAGGCGTCTTTAAGCCGCGAAGCCGAGACTCTTGCCGCGTCAAACTCACGGGCCAGGCGCCGACTCGGCTCGCCGGCAGCCTTGATCTCGGCGGCAAGCGCCTTCACCCGGCCTTCGGCTCTTTTCCACTGGGAGTGAGCCTCAAGGGTGGCCTTGGCCTGCCCCCTCATCTGGCCGGCAAGCTTGTCGTGGCGGCGCAGCTCGTCGAGCGCCAGACTTGCCCGCTTCAGCTCACCGCCAAGCCCGCGCGTGACCCCCGAAAGGTTTTTGAGCGGAAGCGAGAGAAGGTCCTTGGCGGCAAGGCTTACCCTTATTTTGAAATCGGCCATGTCGCCTTCAGCCTCTCAAGCGCTAGCTGGTGGTAGAGGGCAAGCTCGTCGGCCAAAAGCCCATCGATCGCCTCGATCGTCCAGTGAAAGACAAAGGCCAGGTCGGCCTTCACCTCGAGTAGGGCTCGCCTTCCCGCCGGCAGCTCCCCTAGGGAGCAAGGCCTAAAAAACCAGCCACCTTGTCCGACACCTTCCGGTAGTCGGCAAAGTCCAGCTCCCGCACCTCGTCGGGGCTCCACTCGGCCAGGTGGCTGATCAGATGCAGGGTCTTGGCAGCCTCCGTGTCGTAGCGGTCGACCAGCTCGAGGTCTTTTACCTTGGCCCTTCTCAGCTCGATGGTGCGCACCAGCCCCCGGCCCGAAAGCTCGACGGGATAGGAAAGCTCGATTACCTCTTTCTTCATGCCCTTCATCCTCTCAAGAGCGCAGCCTTGACGGCTGCCAGTTGGTCGACGCCGTTGATGCGGCGCACCATGTTGTCGGCGTCGATTTCGACCAGCACCTCTTCGGCATGCGCGTAGCGGTAGTAGGTGCAGTAGAGACGAAACTTCATGGCAGTCGTCTCGCCGGCCTTCCAGGTGCCAAAGTCGATCTCGGTGATGACGCCCCGCATATGACAGCTCACGGGAATGGCCAGCGTATGCCGCTTGAGCGCTCCTCGGACGTGAAGCGCAATGGGGCCGCCCTCTTGGAAGCCAAGCTGCTGGATCACAAAGCGGTCGTACTCGCCGAGCGTAAACTCGGCCTCGAGCTTTTCCATGCCCATCTCGATGGGAATAGGCACGTCCATGCCGCCGGCGCGGTAGTCTTCGACCTTATAGGTGAGCTTTGGCAGGACGATCTCGTCGACCATGCCGGCGTAGCCGCGGCCGTCGACAAAGAGCGTAAAATGCGTGAGCTTCTGCGGAAGGTTGTTGAGCAGCGTCACCTAGAAGATCTCCTTCACGTGGTCGTCCGACAGCAGCGAGCGAAAGGTGATCCGCTCGGCCGGGTAGGGCGGCGTAAACTCGTAGTCAAACGTGACGTGGCCTTCGGTGATCTGGGAGATCGTGTTGACCTCGGGGTCTATCCAGCAGTGGCCGCCGAGGATTGCCTCCTGGGCTTTGAGGTCGCGAAAGTAGTTGTTGATGCTCTCGGTGACTTGCGCGACGTAGCTTTTGGTGATGTTGCGGTCGACAGCCCAAAGGTGGCTGGCCAAGATCGCGTCATCGATAAAATCCCTGAGGCGGCGCACGTTGATAAACTTGTGCCGGCTGTCGAGCGCGTCAGCCTCGTCAAAAAGGGTCCGGTTGCCCCACAGGCGAAAGCCCTGCTCGTTCACGAATGTGGCGATTTTATTTTTGTTCAAAAGATTGGCGCCGGACTCGCCCGACGAGGGGTCCAAGGAAAACTCGACCGGATGGGTAATGCCGACCACCGACGAGCAAAGCCGGTTAGACGGCGACACCCAAAAGCCCAGCTCAGCGTCGGTCTTGGCGATCAGGGCGGCTGCGAGAGCCGAGCCACCGACGACTCCGATCGGGGCGGCCAGTCGGACGTTGGGATAGATGGGATAGAGCCTCGAGCCGCGAAGACTCTGAAAGCTCCCGATCACCGCTTGCAGGTCGCCGCTGTCCGGGCTTTCAATCGGTGCCACAGCGCGCAGCCTGGTTGCCACGCTGCTGAGGGCTGCCCTCACCGACTCGTCGGCTGAAAACTCGGGCGCGATCACAAGGCGCGGCTGGGCGCCAAGCGCAGCCTTGGCTTTGAGAAGGCTGTAAACCCCGGTCAGCTCGCCTTGGATGCCGGCCACCGTGGTGGCCGCCAAGTCGGCCTCGCCAAGCCCGACTGTGACGACCACGCAGACAGCCTGCGTCTCCTCGTAGATCGCGGCGAGCGTCTTTGGCAGACTTCCCGGCGCGTCGAGTCCGCCGAAAAGCTCTCTGGCCTCTCTCGCCCCCCTGACGAGAAAGGGCGTGTGGGCTGTCACTTTGTCCGACAGAGCCGACGTACCGACAACGCCGATGACGGATGTGGCGGGGGTTCTCACCCCCGGAGCAGCTCTCGTCGTGACCGGCACGACCTCGATTCCATGCCAAAAACCTTCAGCCACCTGGCGACCTCCCCTGTTCGAGTGCCGTGATCCTGGCTTCCTGCTCTGAGACTTTCGTCTGCAGGGCTCGAAGCTCACCCGCCATCAGCTCTTGCAGCCTTCTGGCCTCGTCGACCAGAAGCGCTATCTGCTCTTCGAGAGTCACGTCCCTACTCCATAAAGAAAACGGCAGGCTTTCGCGCCGAGCGAGAAAAAAGCGCCTGAGTGGCCTCGACTATTCTTAGCCCCCAAAGACCGTCCTTTAGGCCTGGCGAGGTAAGCTCTGCCTCGGAGAACTCAAACTCGACAAGCCCGCTGCCAAGATAAAGATACTTCTCGCTGTAGTCGGCTGTTTCGAGGCGAAAGCGCCGCTGAAAGTCGTTGAGAGTGATCTCGAGCGTCAGCACGGGCGGGAAAGAGGCGCCCGTGCGCAGAAGCCAAAAGTCTCTGAGCCCGACCTTGAGGCTGCCAGATGTCTTCTTGGTAAATTCGTATATGAGAGGCCCCCCCATATCGGGGACGGGAGTCGACACCTCGAGCTCGAGCTCCTGCAGGAGAGCTTGAGCTCCTGCCCCAGCAGGCCAGCCAAGAAGAGCCCCCAGCCGCTCCTTGTAGCGGGCAAGCTCATCACGCGCCTCAGCCTTTGCGGCCTCAAGCTCCGCTTTGACCCCCTGCAGAAGCCTCTCCGTCTCGGCCTTTTGGGCCTGAAGCTCGCCACGTAGCGCCGCAAGCGAGGCCTTGGCGACCTCCTTGAAAGTCAAAAGCTCCCCGCGGGTGGCAGTTAGATCTCGCATCAGCTCGAGCGTGTGGCGCTGGCCTTGAGTGAGAGAAAGCGCCACCGCGGCAAGCTCTCTTGCCAGGGAGAGGTTAAGACGCTCGCCGACCCCGTCGACTGCAATGAGAGAGTCCGGGATCTCCTCGTGGATGAGGTCGATGCCAAAAAGCAGGTCTTCCGACGCTATCCGCTTGGCGAGGATCTCGCTCCTCTTGGAGAGGACGGCAAAGAGAAGGGGCATGTCGACCCCTTCGAGGCTTGCCACAATCCCCATCTCGCCGACGTCATAGCCTTCTCCCCCGCCGCGAAACTCGGCTGTGAGGTGAACGCGGTTTCCAGAGACCCGGTTTGAGTCGGCAAGGCTCGATCCCTCGACCCTATCCTTGAGAGCCTCCTCCAAACCGGTGGGGTCATAGGAGGCCCGGCCCAGCTCAATGCCGACAAAGCGAAGCCTCTTGCCCCTGGCCTCGGCCTCGGCCAGGGCCTCTAGCCCGCGTCTTGTGATCTTCGGACGCGACAGAGCCATCAGCGCTCCAGGACTGCGGCAATGCGCTTGATGCGAGTCAGGCGCGCAAACATCGCGGTCCCGACGGCAGCATCGGCCTCAAACATGATGTCGAGGTCAAAGCGGGCTCTAAGGGGCTTTAGCGACTCGATCACACGCAGGATGCGGCGCCTGTCAGCCTCGCCCAGGGGACGGTTGTCCTTGTTGAGCAGGATGACCTTGAAGGTATAGGGCTCCTTTGGCTCGGGGTGGTCCCACCACTCGCGGATTCTGGCTCTGACGCCAAGGGTCTCCATGGCCATGGAGATCGCAGCAAGTGTGCCGCGCAGCCTTTTGATCTTGTCAAAGCGAGAGATGATCTCGCGCCGCCGCTTGATCAGGTCGTCTTCGCCCTCTACTGCGACAAAGTCCTCGTCCCAAAGCTCAACCCCCCGCTCCCAAGCCAGATACGGCAGAAAGGCCGGCAGGCAGGTGGCGGGGTCAAAAAGCGAGGCAAAGTCAAAGGAGAGGCCATGAAGACGCTCTCCTGCAACCTCCTCGAGCGCCCTCTCAAGCGGCGTAGAGTTTTTCGGCAGAAGGCTTGTCACGAGGTCATCTCCAGCTTGAGGCCGTCCTCACCGTCCTCAAGTAGCGGCGCCTCAAAGGCCTCGCACAAGACGCCGCCCGAGGGCTCGAGCAGCTCGGCCGAGGTGACGTCGTTTTGGGCATGGAGCGCAGCGTAGAGGACCGACGGCTCAAGGCTTGCCCCCACCCGAAAGCGGTTCCTAAAAAGCTCTCTAAGCGAGGCCTCGGCCTGCCCCTGCACCATCCGCCAGTCGGCGCCGTAGGGCACCTTAAGACGCGCCTGCAGGCGAAAACGCTTGAGGGAGGCCTCCTCGACAGTCAGCTCGTCGGTCAGCGCGCGCACGTAGGCCATCTTGTCGCGAAGAATCGCCAGGTCGGCCGCCCGCACCGACTCTTCTGTCTTGGGGTCAAAAAGAACCCAAAGCTTGACCCGCGCTGGCCCCACTTCGGCGCAGTTGGCGTCGACGATGTAGCCGCCACCAGAAAGCCGAACGGCCTTGGCCTGAGCGATATAGGAGACCTTGGAGCCGGCAGCCGACAAGAGATCATCCTCGTCCAAAAACCGCCCCAGAAGGCTCTCGTCTGTCTCGCCAGCAGCCCTCGTCAAGCCGCGGCGTGCTGCGACGTGGTCGAGGTTTGCCCCTCGGGCAAAGGCCGGCATGGTGGCACGCGCAGCCTCGTTCACGCGGGCGCGCAGCAGCAGCTCGCGGTATGCGCAAACCTCGAGCACCTTGACGGCGGGGTCTGACTCGAAAAGGTCGACGGCCTCGCCATAGCGAGCGCGAAAGTCTTCGAGTAGCTGGCGCTTGATCGCCTCATAGCTCAAGGTTTCCACCACCTCGGGCGCCGGCAGACGACGAAGATCAATCACCCCGCCCTTCACCGCTCAAGCCTCACGGCGAGCGAAAACGGCGTGTCTGTCAGCTTGATGACGCCGTCAAGCAGGATGGAGACGCTCCCGTCTTGGATTTTTTTCTCCTCCTCGGGCCCATCGAGCACCTTGACGGCATTAAGCCTCACCCGGGGTTCCCAGCGGGCTACGGCCTCGTGGACGGCCGTAAAGATCGACATCTTGTCGATCCCCCTGCCGAGAAGCTCAAAAAGCCTGGAGCCATAGTCTCTGAGCATGACGCGCGAGCCCTTAGGCGTCGTCAGGATGTCTTCGAGGCTTTGGCGGACGTGCTCCTCAGAAGAGAGCCTCTTTCCCGTGCGACGCGACATCATCCAAACTTTCCTTTCCCGCTGCCGGGGTCGACCTGGACCTCGTTTTTCTCGACGATGTAGGCGACAAGCTCGGCGAGAAGATCGGCCAACACGCCTCCCCTGGCCCCCTCGGCGTCGAGCTTGAAGCCAAGCTCTTTCATCTTGGCGAGTATCCTCTCTCTGGCTTCGGCCTCGTTAAGCATGCTTAGCCTTACAGCGGGCTGAGCCCTGCGGGTGCGGCCCCCCGGTAAAGGCGCAGACGGCCTCTGTCGTCACGACGCCAGCGGCCGCGTCGGCGCCGCCGAGCGCCACGCTGTCGGCCTCGACAACGACTGTCTTGGCCTTAACGACTACACTGGCGCTGCCCTCGACCTCGAGCCTTGCCCCCTCGGGCAGAACGACCCGCATGGCTTTGGCCGCCTTGTCGTAGGACACGCTCGTGCCGTCGCTATAGCTCAGGCGGTGGCCATCCTCCTTCGGCAAGCTGTCTTTTGTCATGACAGCCCCGAGGATGACCCCTTGAGCAAGGGAGCCAGACGGAAAGAGACAAAGGACCTGCTCGCCGACCTCGAGCGGCCAGTTCTCGCGGTCGCCTCGTCCTCTCCGTTTCAGAGTCGAAAGCGGCGGGGTCTCCAGGCCGCCCTCGATCCTGACCCGTGCCCTTGCCCCGAAGTCCAGGGTGGCCGTGACGACGCCAAAGCTCACAAGGCTTGCAAGCTGGCGCCGCATCTCAGCTGCCTCAAACGCCTTCACCGCTTGTCCTCCGTGAGCCTTGTCTTGCGCACGATGACGGGAGCAGGCGCTGTGCTTCTTCGCACGACGACAACCGGTGCTCTGCTAGCCCCCTGACGCGGCTTTGGCGGGGGAGGCGCAGGCTTTGGCGCCGGTTTGGCTGCCGGCTTGGCTGCAGGCTTGGGTGCGGGCTTTTCCTTGGGTGGCGGCGGAGGCTTCTTGGGCTTTGGAATCTTGTGCTTTCCGCGAAAGCCGTGCTCGAAGTCGGAGCATTTCTTGAGCGACCTCTCCCGAATTTCGGGCGGCAGCTCGAAAAGCTTGGCCTTGAGCTTGTCAAAATGCCTCCAGGTCCAAAACTGCCAGCTCCTTCGAGCTTTGGCCGCGGTCTTGAAGGCCTCGCTTCTTGTGACAAACTCGTAGAGGTCGTCTTGGCTGCTGCAGACGTCAAGACCAAGCTTGAGGATGGCCGAGCAAAACTGGACGGTCCAAAGGGGGGAGGCCTTGGCGGGCTCTTTCAGCTTTTTTTCAAGCAGCGGCCAGGCCCACTCGCCGACATAGCCGTCAAAGGCCATCTTGGAGAAGGGGTCAAAGGCCGTAAACGGCAGGTAGCCAAGCCTGGTGGCCTCTTCGGTGAAATCGAGAACCACGTGCTTTCTTTTGGTCACGGCGGCACCTCCGCTGCCTCTGGATACATGGCGAGAGTGTCCCAGTCGTTGACACCAAGACGCACCAGCTGCGCCCACTCGCAAGACCACACCTCGTAGCCTGCAACGGCAAGATCAAACCGAGAGTCGACGCAGCGAAGCACCCGCGCCTGCCGCGCGTAGTCGACAAACGTCTGGTTATGAATAGCAAGGGCGATCCTGGCTGCGACGTCGCGAGCTGTCACCTGCTGGCGGCCGCGAGCGGGCGGCAAAACGGCCAGCGCCTCCCAGCGCGTCTCAAAGTCCATCTCGCCTGTCATGGGGTCGCCTTCAGGCTCAAAGTCGGTCATCTCAAAAAAGATGGCCGGCACCTTCTCGATCTTTTTGGTCTCGGGATAGGCGTCGTAGACGGGGATCTTCGGAAAAACCCGCCTAAGCTCATCACCGATCTTCTGGTAGATCTCGCCAAACATCTCGTCTCTACCCGAGTAGGCCTCCGCGGTATTTGACCTCGTGCAGGAGGTTTCTGAGGAAGGCCTCCCGCACGTCCACCTGGAGGAGGGCCGCACTGGCAGCCGTGTGCAGCTCTGCCTTCTCGGCCTGAAGTGGATGGCGCGCCCTAGAAAGCCGGCTATAGACCTTCTTTGGAAGCCGCCCGAGCCGGCCGCGGGCGATAAAGGCGCCCTCGACTTGCCTCCCCTCTCGGGTCAAAACCCCCGCCCGGCCTTGCCTGGCGCCTGCCAGGATCAAGGGCATATCATGGGTGATCATCGAGAGGGTGGCTTTCATCCCCCGGCCTCTTGTCTTGATCCTCTGGCGCACAGGCCTTAGCGGCACTCTCGCCTCTTCTGCCGTCTCTTTGGCCAGCTCTCGTGCAAAAGTCCTCACCGTGCGCGAGAGCGCCCGCGCGATGGCCGCCTTGAGCGTCTTTTCAGACATCGAGAGAGCCTCCGTGAGGCTTTCGATTTCCTTTTCAAGACTCAAGCGAAGTCCTCTCCGATCTCGCTGTCGAGCTCTTCGGCAAGATCAAGAAGACTCATCCCGGTCAGGTCGTCGTGGCAGGCGGCGACCCGGTAGCGCTTGCCCTCGACGATAAAGAGATCCCCGGCCGCGGCCCCCGAGAGATCCTCCGTCATGCCGAGAAACTGGCTGTTCTCGGCCGCAACGCGCATCGAGCCGACTTCCTCGTCGAAGAATTTGACGTCGAAGACGCCGGCCACCTTTTTGCCAGAAAGCTTCCCATTTTCGAACTCCCCCCAGTGGACAAGGTCGGTGCCTCTAAAAAAAAAGGTAAGGTCGCCCACCAGGAAGGGGTCAGACATGGGTCAGCTCTCTGCCCCCCTGCTGCTGCGGCCGCGTGGCGAGGGCGTCGGCGCAGGAGCGGTCGGTGTTGGCACCGAGTCGTAAAAGCTAAAGGACTGGGGGTGACGCACGGCGATGTCGACGTCCTGGAGGACGCGAACCCTTACCGTGCCGGAGGTGCCCTTGAGATAGGGGTTCACCTGGACGTCGAGAATGCCCCACTCGCCGATCACGAGATCTGCCCAGTTGCCAAAGATGATGGCGCTCTTGCCGCCGCCACCGAGGTTGTCGGGGACAATGGTCGACACCTCGGCCGGGTAACCGTTGACGGTGCCGCGGCCGTTGGAACCGCTACCCCAGATGAAGACACTCGAGTTGGGGTTTACAAGCGTCGTCTTGAGAAGCCCGGAAACCCTTGGGTTTGTCAGGTAGGCGAGCGAGCCGAAGTTAGCGTTGGCCTTGGCAATTGCGGTTTCCAGCGCGACAACGGCCGTAAAGTCGAGACTGGCGTCGAGGTTGAGGGCTGCCACCCCTTCTGTGAAGAGAAGCCCCTTGGGCTGGTTGTCCTTGCCGCTACCGGCGATGGCTGCCAGGTCGATGCCGATGGCCACGGCCGAGGCCAGGTCTTCGCGGATCACCTCCTCGACGTCGATTGAGCTTTGGAGAATGAGCCGCCGCGAGATATCGGTGAAGGCACCCACCGACTTGGGCGACAGCGGCACCTGGTCGGTCGTAAAGGGCTGCTCCTCGACGTCCTTGGTCTCGGCCACCCAGAAGGCCTTGGCGCCGCCTGCCATCCTCGGCAAGGTCACGTTGCCGTCCAGGCCCGAGAGGATCTTGGCGCCAAGCTGGCGGATGACCAGCTTGGCGCGCAGGGCCTCAATAAAGCTTCCCGGCGGGATATTGGTGGCAACCAGCGAGCCGGCCGAAGCCCCGGCGGTGGTCGTCTCAAAGCGCGAGGCAAACATCACATCCGACGGTACAAGAAAGCCGCTTGTCTGGCGCTTGAACTTAGCGGCTGCGGCCTCTGACACCTCGCGCTCAAACTCAGCCCCCCGCCAGTCGTTGTTGAGGGCTGCACGCATAGCTCTCAGAAAGGAAAACTTCTTGGCCTCATCTCGCGTGAGACCAAGACTCTCGCGAGAGGCCGCCGGCGGCAGCTCGGGGCGTGACTCCATTGAGACGAGAAGCTTTCTCGAGAATTCGTCGACCGACAGGCCTTCCGTCAAGGCGGCTCTGGCCATCTCGGGCTTTTGAAACCTGTCGCCAAGCGAGATGATCTCGAGCGCTCTTTTGCGCTCTTCCTCGGCGGTTCTTTCGACTGTCGGCACAACTTCCTCCCTGGTGGGCAGAGCGGCTTCTTCTTCGAATCCGCCAGCGGTAAGATTGATATCCTCGAAGTGACTCCCCCGGCCGACCCCGACTGTCGGGTCTGCCGGCACGGCCTCAAGCGAGATCTCAAGCGGCTCCCAGTCGGTCACCCGGTAGGTGTCGGGGCCGTCTGAGCTTTGCTCCTCGAGCTTTAGCTCGTGGTAGCGGTAGGAGACCGACACGTTGCCTCGGATGCCGTCTTTGACGTCCTGGAAGGCCTCCTCGCCAAGCTTGTTTCTGGAAAACTTGACAAGCGCCTTGCCTCTGCGGCCCTCGACTGTGGCCTCCAGCACGACCCCGATCTGCTGGTTTCGGTCGTGATTTAAGAGAAAGGCCCCGCCACGGTTGATGCGCGACAGGCGCACGGCGCCCGCCCCGTGGTCGAGAACTTCCCGGCCAAACCAGCGGTCAACCGGCACCTCGGACGAGAACGTGAGAACCACCGTGCGGGCCTCGTCGTTGATCTCGCCCGAGGCAAGCTCAGAGAGCTTATGAGAGATACTGCTCGCCTGACTGAGCAGCCTCTGCCGGATCTTCTGCTCCGCTATCTTCTTCACTGCCCTCTCCAAAGGAGAGGCCGAATTTCTCGGCCTTGGCTTTCTCGGCTACGATTTCTGAAAAGACGTCGTCCAGTGAGCGGCCCTGCTCGGAGATGACTTCGGTCCTAGACTTGAGCCCGGCTTGAAGAGCAAGGATGTTGGCCTTTGTGTCTTTGAGCGGGTCGACCCATGCCCAGCGCCTGGCGACCCACTGCGGCGTGTCGAAACGGTCCATGTTGACGGTGGTAATTTTTGTAAATTTCTTGGAAAGCACCGCGCCTGTCAACCACTTGCGATAAACGTCCTCGCAGAGGCTTTCGACGAGCCAGTTTTGCAGGCAGACGTAGTGGTCTCTCTCCTCGAGCAGGCTTGAGCGAAGCGACGAGTAGCTGACGCTTTCGACGTCGTTGGCAAGCGAGTTGTAGGAGATGCCAAGGCCAGCTGAGATGCCTCTCAGACAGGCCTTCACGAAGGGTCCAAAATTCCCTGCCGGGTGTTCGGGGTCCCACGGCTGAAACTCGACCCCTTCTGGCAAGAGTTCAAAGCTACCTGGCGCAGCTTTGGTAATGACGTTGCCACTTTCATCTGGCTTCAAGTCCTCACCGGCATAGGTTGAGCCGCCGGTCTGTTTGAAAAACCCCATCTTGGAGCTTGCCACCCGGGCTGCGACCATCTCGGACTCTTCGTAGCCGCCAAGCATCTTGAGGCGACTCATGGCCGTGTGAATCCACGGCACCCCGCGGGTTTGCTGCGGCATGTCCTGCATGTAGACGTGGAGGATCTCGTCGGCTGGAATGCGGCGATAATGCCTGCCGGCAATGGCCTCGCCTGTTTCGCGGTCGCTTGTCTTGAAGTAGTAGGCAGTCGGCTTTCCCCACTCGGAAAGCTCGACTCCCATCGAGATGACTCGTGCCCCCTTGCTGTCAGAGAGCGTCTCGTCGAGAAGGGCGGGGTCAATCACCTGCAGCGCCATGCCGAACGGGTAGCGCTCGCCGTAGACAAAGCGCACGAGAGCCTCGCCGTCGCGGGCTACCCCTTGGAGAATGAGCCGCTGAACATCCCGCCAGGAGAGCCTCCCGGTGACGTCGCAGCTTCCCTTCTTGCCCCAACGGCGAAACTGTTCTTCGATCTCGTCGTTGACCGTGTGGTCGATTTCGCCTTGCGCCTTGAAGGCGCACCTTAGCTGTATGCCCTTTGGCCCGACGACGTGCGTGTTGAGGAGCGCGAGAAAGCGCTTCACGTAGTCGTTGTTTTGCGCCAGGTCTCTCGAGCGCGCCCGAAGAGTTGCCAGCGAGGCGAGAATGTCTCTGTCATAGGGGGCGTCTGAGCCCCAGCCCGACTGAAGGCGCGAGGTCTTGGCGCCGTCAAAGCCTCTTCTTGCAGCCCTTTCCTTGGCTTTGCGGCCAAAGAAAAATCTCGTAAACCAGCTCACGCTCAAAACCTCACGAGTACTTGCCGGGCGGGCGGCAAGTCGCCGCGTCTGAGTTTTGCCTCCAGCCGGGTGATCTCTTTTTGGTAGTAGTCGCGAGTTTTTAGAAGCTCAGGCAGCGGAATTTTGTCAAGACGCCGCTTGCCGAGATTGGTCTGAATCTCAAACGAGCTGACGTCGGTATCGACCCGGCCTTGGACAGCCTCGTCGATGGCCCGGTAGATGGCTTTTGCCCTCTCAAGCTCTGCCTTGAGCTCTTCCATGGGGGTCAGTTCCTCCACGAATTGATATAGTCGCCGCTGTCGCGTCGTCTGCGAGTCGGCTCTGCGCTCGCGCCGTCATCTTGTCCGTCTCTAAGCCGCTGCATCTTGGCTGTGATCTGGCGAAAAAGCGGGTTTAGGATGACGGCTGCCGCGTGCGCATAGACGGCCGTGTCGAGGGCTTCGTTTCGCCGGTGACGCGGCAGCTCCCAGATCTTGATAGGGTGGCCGTTCTGGTAGTGGATTTTCACTCGTTCGGCTGTGAGTTGCTTAAAATATTCGCCAGGAAGCGAGCTTGGCAGATGTATGTAGCCGGGGCCTGGTTCCATGATTTTCAGGCGCTGATAGAGGAGTGTTTTGCCCTCGTCGACGCCAAGCGGATAGAGCAGCATCTCGCGCCCGTCCTCGGGGCTCTTGCGGCGCGTCGGCGGTCCGACAACTGGCCTGCCCGTGCCGCGCACACCTTTAACGGCAAAGACCCTCTGACCGGCCTTGCCGCGCACGTAGTCGTAGACAAGCTTGGTGTTGTCGCCCGTGTCGACGGCCGTTGAGACGACCCTGACTGGAAAGCCCCACGCGTGGCGGAATTCTTTTGACCGCAGCTCGTCGAGCAGAGCCCACGGCACGTCGGTTGCCACGTCCCCCCAAAGGACATGGTAGCTGATGACCCAAGCCTCCCAGTCTTCTCCGTAGCCGATGACCTGGGCTTCAAGACGGTCGTCTTGAACGTCCACCCCGAGAACCAGCGCCCTCACGCCACCTGGCACCTCGGCCTCGTAGGCCTCGGCCCTTGCTTCGAGGAAGTTTGAGGCGACCGAGTCGACCTCGTCGTCGTAGGGCTCGCCAAGGAAGGTGTTGTACCAGACCTTGAGCTTCTCGGTGTCGCGCTGAGCTGCCACGTACTCGGCAGCCGTCTCGCCAAAGGACACCCACGGCGAGTAGAGGGCTGAGACGTGAAAGCCAAGCGTCGCCCCCTTCTTCTCGGGGTCTAGACAGCGCCAGCGGCCTCCCTTGAGGGCTTTGAGCTTGTGGCCGTCAAAGATCGAGGCGGCGCAGAGCTGGCAGCGGTAGTGGGCCTGCTCAGGCCGCCCGTCGGGCCAGACGACCCCCTCCCATTCGAGCGAAATAAATTCCTGGCAGTGCGGGCAGGCGATCTCGAAGACGTGCCGCTTGGAGGCCTCGTAGAGGCGATGAATCTTGGAGGTCCGCCGGTCACGCGAGGGCGAGCTAGCTGCGATGAATTTGCGGTTATGGAAGGTCGACGACCTCTTCCTCGCCAGATCGAGCGGGTTTCCCTCCGCTCCTGCCGAGTCTGGCATCCGGTCGACCTCGTCGGCGTAGACGATGCGAATGGGCCGAGACGAGAGCGACGCCGGTGAGTTGGCGCCGGCAAGCGAGATGTGGCCGCCGGCAAAGCGCTTGTGCAGCATGGTGTTGGAGCTGTCTTTGGCCTTTGGATCCTCGACAATCCGAGAGAGGACGTCCGAGTCGCGGATCATGGTGGCAAGGCGGTCCTTGCTCCAGATCTCGGCCAGCTCGAGGGTTGGCAGCAGCACCAGCTGGGGGCTTGGCTCCTGATGCGTGAAGTAGCCGATGCAGTTGAGGATGAACTCCGTCTTTCCAACCTGGGCGGCCGCCTTGACGACGACCTCTTTGACACAGGGCGCCTTGACGGCCTCCATGATGCCTCGAAGGTACGGCACGCTATCTGTACGCCAGCGGCCTGGCGCGGCCGTCGCCTCGCCTGAGAGCACCCGGTAGCGCTCGGCCCAGTCCGAGATGGAAAGCCTCGGCGGCGGGGCAAAGGCCTGCCTTACGGCAGACAGTAGCTCTTCTGTCGCCTCGCCATTCAAAAGACTCCCCCCCGGGAAAGTTCACTGAGGGCGTCATCGATGGCACGCTCGAAAAGCTCCTGGACTTCGGCGGCCTCGCCAAGCAGCGCGGCCGTTGGCGCAACGGCCGCCGGGATGGCAAGCAGGCGAGCCTTGGCGGCCATCGTCACGCTCGTCCAGAGATTTTTCACCTCGTCGATCGGGACAAGCTGCCGCTCACGCTCTCTCAACTCAAGCTCGAGCTTGTCGGCTCTCACCTTGGTAAGCCGGACCTGCTCGGCCGCCAACTCGTCGTCTCGGCTGTCGTCCCTGCGGGACACCCCCTTCAAAGCGCTTCTCCTTGCAGCTGATTTGAAAGAATGTGATCCGACCCCGCCGCCTGCTGTCAACTGCTTGTCGTGGCAGGCAGTTGCCTTTTTTTCTTAAGTTTCGGGCACCAACAGCCGAAGATACTACTGTTATACCTTTTCCTTGACCACCCGTCAGGTATAACTATTATACTAGATTGGCCTAAGCGTAGGTAGCGGCAAAGAGATGAAAAGCGCACATGGCGTCTGGGTCGACTGGGACGACAAGAAGAGCCGAGAAATGGTGGAGCGCCATGGCGTGTCGTTCGAGGAGGCGATGGAAATCTATAAGCATTCGTTCCATCACGCGCCGAAAAATGACGACCCCGAGCAGTATCGATTGATCGGCTGGGTCAAGGGCCGGCTTGTAACGCTCATCGTGGAAGCTCGCGAGGACGAGCTTGTCGGTGAGTACGACTGGTTTGTGACACTTTGGAATTCAACCCCTTCGGAGAGGGCAATCTATGAGCGTGGATAAACGAGCCTCCGCCGAGGATCTCGAGGCAGCCGTTCTTCGCGGCGAGGACGTCTCGCACCAGTTCGGCAAAGGGCGCATGATGGCGCCCAAAGCCCAGGTCGAGCGGCGTCCTCAGGGGGCAAGCGACATCCAGAAGGTGAACGTCGACTTTACGCGCAGCATGCTGTCGGAGCTTGACCTTCTAGCCAAGCTGCTCAACGTGTCGCGCCAGTCGGTCATCAAGAGCTTTGTCAAAGATGGACTCGACCGGCACTTTCAAGCGATGCAGGCCCGCGCCGCAGCCGGGGGCAGGGGCGAATAATCTACAGCCTCGCCGTCTCGCGGCTATAGGTCACCCTAAGCTGCGGGAGCCAGACGGTCTCCACCTCTTTTTCGTCGATTTTGAGGTAGGCGTAGGTCTGCTCGATGTTCTTGTGGTTGAGCTTCATCTGAATGGTGCGGATGTCGACGCCGGTCTCGTAGGCAAAGCGCGCCCAAGAAACTCTGAGGCTGTGGGCTCTTCTAAGCTTGGCGCCGGGGGTTCTTGGCGTGATCCCGGCGCGGTCAAAGACTCCCCCAATGCGAAGGCTGCTGGCCGCCAGGCTCATGGACCGGTCTTTGGTGAGCGGTGTCGGATGAAAGAGGTAGGACTCGGGCGGATCATCCCCCAGGTAGCGATCGATATAGGCTTCAACCGCCTCGGCCACATAGCGTGAGATGCTGACCGTGTAGCGATCGGCGTTGGCCTTGCTGGCAACCGAGAGCGTCTTGCCGCGGCTGGAGGAGGCGTAGTCGCACTTTCGAAGCGACAGAAGGCCGCTGTGCCGCATGCCGACCCCGGACAATAGGTAGATGGCAAGAAGGTCGCGGTGTGCCTTCCAGCGGGCTGCTGGGTTGAGCGGAGCGGCCTCGCGCAGCGCGTCCTCGGCCGCGGCGATCACCTTGGCCGTCTCGCTTCGTGTGAGGGGTTCCGTATGGATATGACGCTCGACCTTTGGAATCTTGAGACGGGTGAGCGGATTTCTTGGGATGGCGCCTTCGTCGACGCAAAACTCGAGAAAGGCCCTTAGCGCCCTCAGCTCGCTTGCCACCGTCGTGGTCTTCTTGCCTATCTCGAGCCTGTGTTCCTTGAATCGGACGGCGCTTTCAATCGTCAGCTTTTCGACGCCGCCGAGTTCCTCGCCGAGTGCCTTGCGGCAGTAGGAGCGAAAGGTCTCCAGGTGCTTTTGATAGGACCTGGCGGTGTTGGCCTTCCTCTGGCTTGCAACAAAAAGCTCAACGAGCCTGTCGAGCCTTTCCTTGGGGGGCAAGAAGTCTGCCGTCAGGCGGGGGGCAGAGGCGAGCCCTAGCGTTTCCTCGGCAGCTTCGGCCGATGAGCGGGCCTTGGCATTGATGCCTTTGGTGTAGTGGTGAACGCTTGCCACCGAGACGCCGTGCTTGGAAGCGATCTCGCGCAGCACCATGCCGCCAAGCCTTTCGCTGCGCAGCGTCTCGACAAACTCTGGCCCGTTGGTCTCGACAAGACTGGGCCCTTTGCCCCCCCGCGCCTTTTGTGCATGCGTGCTCAGGATGGCCTCTAGAAAGCCCGTCGTGAACGGCTCATACGGCGAGAGCAGGAGATTTCCCTTGAGAAGGCGGATCGACACTCCGGCGAGAAGCCTCTTTTCGTAAGCTCGAGCAAACTCGGCGTTACACATGCCCATCGCTTGGAGGCTATCGACGACGATGCGGGCGTTGTCCTCGGCCGAGGAGAGCAGCGTCCTAAAGGTCGTAGTCCTTGCAAGGACGACCCGCACCTGGTGGAGGCGCTCGTCTAGGTGCTGGAGGACGCGACCGGGATAAC